ACTATTTCTATTATGTGCATCAGCTGATGCCTGTGATATTGCAATTACCGCACAGTTTCTACGTTTAGCTATCTCTCTAACACTTGTATATATCTGTCTTAACTTTTCATCTGTTCTTGCATAAGTTCCTTTAACATTAATCTTATCTAACTGATCTATAATAACTATGTCAGGTTTATTTTTCTCACAGTGTGCATCTATATCATCCATTGACCAATCAACTGTATCAAACATAAATAGATTATCTTTTATATCACTCCATATTTTCTGTGCTTCTGATTTATTATCTAGTATCTCGTCTCTAGTCATACCTGTGTAAGCTGATATTGCTCTTATCTGAGTTCTTATTGCAGGTTCTTCATTAATAAATGCATGTACCTTTGCACCTTGTTCACAAAATCCATCTGGTGCTGCACATAAACTAACCCAGAATGCCGTCTTACCTGTCTCTGGTCTAGCAAATGCTATCATAAGATTACCACCACCAACACCACCTACATTATCTCTCAATACAGGTATATTAAATTTCCATTTAGTTGTAACATTTAAAAGATCTATCACTTCAGATATATCTTTTGTAACTGGTGGTGCTTTATCTTCTGTGATATTAGTCTTATGTTTATCAATCATACTAACTATCTCAGCAAAGTTAGCCTCCTTACCATTAAATATTTCTGTAGATTCTACAGCTATTCTCTGTGCTAAATCTCTATCAGATAATATTCTTAATATATCTTTAGCTACTTCTCTATTAGGTTCTTGAACTTCTTTTATATCTTCTACTAATTCACTAAACTTTTCTTTTGCTGCACGTGTTAATGCAGGATTAAATCTAACAGTATGAAGGGAATATAGATCATCAACTTTTATATCATCATCATATTCTTCGTGTGCTTTCTGTACTGTTTCATACAAAGAATTTATATCACCACCAAAAACTGTTGGTGACAATATACTTTTATTCTGTGTATAAAAATTTTTATTAAGCATCAGCCTAATCATTTGTTTTTCTATCACTACCAAACTCCTTTCTTAATGCCATATCTATTGCATCCATTATTGATTCATCTCTAACTGTCCATTCGGATCTATTCATATCTTTGATATCATATTTCCAACTGTTCCAGCTATCAAGAACTTCCTCTTTCATCTTATCATTCATAGAACATACTCCTTATTTGATCTGTATTATAATATTTAAGGTCATCCTCTATAGGTTTAACTATTACATTGTTAAATCCAGATGCTCTCAAATCTTTTGCTATGTTGTAGGACTTAGCTGTTGCGTCTCTATCTAAACATATATATAAATTTTTATAAGGTCTTAAATGTTTAAGATGTGATGATTTTAAACTGGTACCCATAATTGATATACCAGTTAATATATTTGATACAGCACACGCAGATGGACAATCCTCTACAATAACAGCATCCTCACAATCACCACATTTAAAAGGTACATCTTTATCACCATACATAAACCATTTTGGAAAATCATTTTTATTTAATGCTCTACCTACTGCACCAACTACCTTATGTTTTGTTCTATCCTTAATTAAAAAGATAACTCTATCTTGCCTAACATCATATTTAAAATCTGATCTACCCCAAGACCAAGACTCCCAACAATTATTTTTATTTAACCAATGCATAGCTTTTTCATTTGAGTATATTGATTGAAAGCTATCTGGTATTCTAAAATCTACATCTGTAGATTGTATATCTTCTTTGTTAAACAATACCTTTTCAACATACTGCATATTCTTATCTCCTGATTTCTTACCTCTAGCTTTACATGTTGCATGAAAGCAATACCAATATGTTTTATTGTCTGTGGTATCTATTGATAATGTATTTTTGTTATTACAGAATGGGCAATCCATTCTTGTCTGTATATCTTTTTGAAGTGATAAACCTTTTATAACTTGTAATTGTTGCTTGTAATTCAAATACTTAATTCCTCATATGTTATAACATATTTATCTGTCATGTAAAAATCATTAGGCTCTACCTTCATTAATTTATTATTTAAATAATAAGCTACACTATTCTCTATCGTTTCTATTGATGGGTCTTTCTCCAATGGTATTACTGCTACTGCCTCTAGTCCTAGTCCTATTAATCTTACTTTGTATTTTATCATAATTATTTTCCTTATCACACTTTTTGCCAGTTGTCAAGTCACTTTTTACAAAATGTAATTTATAACCTTTTTCTTTTAGTTCTTTGATTCTTTTAGGTGTCCAATAATACATATATTATAATTTACCTTTTCTCTCTTTTCTAGTTATGTGTGGTAGTTTTACAAATACTTCACTATCATTCTTTTTTTTACTTGTCCAAAATACATAAACATTATTATCATTACCTTCTGGTTTGCCACCATATTTTATTATTGCTTTTTTTAAACTTCTAGCTTCTATTACTTTTTCATCTCCATTAGATCTTTTAAATGTATACTCTCTCATGTTTCCTCCATTATGTTTTATTTTATTTTTCTCATAAGCTACTGATCTATTCTTACTTATTATATAATCTATATCATCATTCATTTTCTTAACTCTGCTCCATCTGATTCTAATTTATCTAACATGTTTAGACCTTCAACAATACCCTGTGCAGTATAAATATTATCGCAGAAACAAACTACATTCTGTTTACCATTCTGTAAATCATACATCACTGCATTTTTCTTAGCATAGTAATTACCCTCATATGTATTTTTAACTAACATATCTTTTGTTATTATATTATCATCAAGTATCATTGTTATCCTTCTTTTTGTTTTAATTTATAGTCTGGTATTTCTATTTCATATATTAAAAATGACTCTGTTTTATCCTGATATTCATAATGAAATGTTTTATTCCAATATTTTTTTTCTAAATATGAAATGAAACCATCAACCCAACAATCATCATCACCATCAAAATAATTTTCATCTTTAATTTCTGGGTATTCTTCCTTACAGTATTCTCTAAATTCTTTACTTATTAACCATAAAGATTTAACTCCACCAACTTCTAAATATAAATCTCTACTCATTTATTCTCCTTTTCATTATTAAATCTTATAACTATAACTATACCATTATCATCGCTATGTAGCAACTCATTATCATGCTCTGGACATTTGTCAATCCATTCTTGTATTCTTTCATCATTTATTTTCATTATCTACCTCTCTTAAATACTCATCATCAATACCATCACAAAATCCAGAATGATCACCAGTATATTCATACTGTTTTCCATCTATACTTTCACCATTAGCATCAACTTTTAGATAAGTTAATGTATGTACTTGTAATCCATAATATTTTTCTTTGCTCATCAATGCTCCTTATAACTTACTTGTTTAACTTTACGACTCCAACAGGCACGGCAACTACCACACTCACCTTCTTGTTTGTATGCAGGACATTCTCTACCTATTGCTTTTTTATCTTTGTGTACACCAGATGTCCACTTCCAAAAACTAGGAGGTTGACTATCTACCTTGATTGCTGACACACGCAAACATAAATTCTTTGGTACATCTTTCTCATCTATCTTATCTATTATTGAATACTCTCTAGTTGCTAACCAGTATTTAATATGAGGTGTAAGTTCACATACCTCAAATATCTTCATCAAATGTGAGTAAGATTGTATATCTCCAGAGTCAAACCAACGATGAAAAAGCCTTGATTTATCTAGTCTTTTGTACTTTTGGGTAAGTAATTCTGCCATATAATCTACCCACTCTGGTAGATCTACTGCCTTACGTCTTATCTCATGTGCATTAAATACATTTTTAAAAGCGTAATGACCTTTGAGTGCATAGCATTTATTACAGATAGTACCTTTTATCTTTGCTAACTTACTACCTACATTACAATGCTTTGCAGATATACCCCACGCATACGAGGGCATCTTACTAGGGTTTGATAGTGTGCCTATCTTTTTTTCTATATCTTTTATCTTCATAATTTTTTCTGCCAATCTTTATCAACAATATAAATACCATCATGTCTTTCTGAAAAGATTGCTTCATAAGGTTGACTTGTTTCTTCTATCCAATCATCAATCATTTCTATATCTGTTGTCCACATTCCAGAATGATAATCATCCCATTTTTTAACTCCAATGTCATGACCTTTTTTTAAAATCCAATCTCTATAAGGTTTATGTTCATTACCAAGTTGCCAATCACTATGATAAAATCCATAATGATCCATAGTTACATCAATACTAATTGTTTCTTTTTGTTTTTTCATAATTTTAATTCCAATCTTCTAATAGCAAATCTTAACTGATCTTTTGTCACTTGTCCAGTTTTATATTTGTCAGATAATTTATTATATAATTTTAATACATGATCTCTTGTAGTGCCTAAGTGATCACATATAATAGAACATGCTTTTGTATGAAACCAATTCCTAGATTGCTGTATCTCAGCCATCGTAAGATTAGTAGATCCACTTAACTCAAATGCATCCTCCATTGTCTGTTGTATGATTGCTATTAATATTTTTTCTTCTGGTGTTCTTTCTTTTGTTTCTGTAATTGCTTTTTCCATAATGATTATATACCATATTGCCTACAAAATGTCAATGTGTCGCATTGAATTTTAACTAAAAATATGATATGCTTACCTGTCAATGCAGGGGGGGTTAGTATATAGTATGGCTACTCTTCCCAATTCTTTTTTCCTTTTAAGTATTTTAATAATTGTTTTCGTTTTTTATATTCTTCTACTTTGTTTATAATCTTATAGGTAATGATTGCCCCAATACCTAGGGCAACCATATTAAATATAAACATATGTAATCCGTGATAAAAGGTCACGCTACATTTCTCCCAAGATTACTTAGGGCTTTGTGATAAAAGAATATAAAGTGATCACTAGATACATATCTCTCTATCTCTGAGTCTCTTGCCTCATTACTTTTGACAGCATCCATAGTACTATTATCTATTCTGTAATCTTCATTACCTTTCTTACCAATTCTAATTGCTCTTTTGTTATGAGAACTATAATTAGTCAGGGCATTGTACACATCATACAAAGTAGATTTATTTGTATCTGTTTCTAAAACATTTTTTAATAAATTATATTTATTATCAGAACCATTAGAAAATTGTTTGAATATACTATCTACCTCACCACTTGATAGTGATAGGCTATTGTATACCTCAAACTTATCTTGCATCTTTTCGAATGTAAGACCTAAGTGTTCTAGTTTTAAAAAAGAATCATCAACATCAAAGTGTGTAGTATGTTTTTTAACTGTCTCACCTAAACTGTCAAATGTTTTCATACCATTCTGACATATTAATCTTAGAAACATTGTTCTTATCTGATATACTATTGATGCATCATAACTAGATACAACCTCTATACCAAACTTTAGTTTATCATTTGGATTAGTTGTCATCGCATGTGGACTAAACTT